CAGCGCCTCCTCCACCAATTGTAATTCCATAAGTTTGCGCTGTTACTGTAAAACCAGTAGCCGTTCGGAATCCACCGCCACCACCGCCACCACCACGGTCTCCACCCGAACCGCCACCACCGGCAACAACTAGGTATTGAACTGTATTACTCTCTGCGGATCCACTTCCAACCGAACTTACTACAAAATTATCATTTCCAGTAAACGTATGCGTTTTGAAATTACCGGAAGTTAATACACTTCCACCAGTTGCCACTATGTAAGTAACATTAGATGTGCCATAAAAATTTTGAATACTAATTTGTCCAGAAGAAGGAACAGCACCAAAAGTACCGCTCGTACCCGGAGGCACTAAGCCACCACCGGCATAGTATTCATTAATCCCAATAGGATTAGCCCCACCGAACTCCGTTTGGATATTCGCTAGGGTAAGAGGGCCGGAAGAAGGGAGTGCCATATCAACCTCCTAACTTTTTAACTTTTTCTGACAGTTCTTTAATTGCGGCAAAAGCCAATGCGCTTAACTTTTCATAATCTACAGCAAGCGAACCATCTTCACGAGTTCTTACTGCTTGTGGGAATACGGCTTGTACGTCTTGAGCAATTACACCAAAGTCAGCCTTATTTACAAAATATCCGTCTTCACCGCCGTGCTCTGTAATGTAAGCATCAGTCCAATCAAAAGTTTTGCCGCCAATAGCCATAACCTTATCAAGAGCGCCCTCAATTGGCTTAATATTTTCTTTAAATTTACGGTCTGAAGAATAAAACGCTGTGACGTTATTGGTAGCCCGGATTTCACCACCAGTACCAGAGGCCGCAGTGCCCACACCAAATGAACCAAACTGTACGGAAGAAGACGTATTAATAGCCTGTGGCGTAGATAACGTTATAGTGCCACTGCCATTAGTAACAACAATTTGGTTAGCGGTTCCAGTAACACCGGCTAATGTAAAGCCAGAACCATTTCCAATTAATAGTTGACCGTTTGAAGCCGCAGCGGTTACTCCAGTGCCACCAGAACCAATTGGAAGTGCAGATGCAAGAGTCAGAGAAGTTAAATGCGTAATTGCATTAACACAATCTGTGCCGTTGTTATATACAAACAATGTTTTACCGGTGGGAACTGCAATACCTGTCTGACCTGTTACTTTAATTGTGACGGTATCTGCACATCCGTTATTAACAATATATAACTTCTCAATTGCTGGGACGATAAGATCACGAGCGCCACCCGTGGTTCCAGTTAAATTTAACCGGAGATTACGAGCCGTCTGAGAAGCATTAGTATCCGTTAATGTCAGGGTCACGTTAGCACTAGCAAAGGTTACATCTTCAGAGCCAACGATGGCTTCTTCTAATGCTGTCCCTAAATTGACGTTAGTGACGTTACCCCATGTCCCCGAGTTTTCCCCGGTAGCCATAAGTTGAATTTTTAATGCTGAATACGTACTTGCCATTTTTCTACTCCTTAAATTAAGCCGCTATCGGCAACCAATTTGGTGTTTGTACATCAACAACAGGGATCCAGTTGGGGTTCTGATTGGGGTTAATTTTACTCCAAATCAGCACTTTTCCAACACGCCCTTGCCCTTGAACCCCCGTTACCGGTACAAATGTGCCACCTTCGGCCTCAGCCTGTCCTAACTGACTTGTCCCGACAACCCCTACTAAACGAACATCAACTTTTGTAACTACTACCGCTGTTCCAAGTTCCCCAGAGGCTTCAATCCCTGTTACCGGTACATTAGCCGCACCGCTTTCGTCAGTTTCTCCTAACTGACTTACCCCTTCAACTCCTACTAAATAAACATTTGCCTTACCAACTACAGTTTCGGTTCCAATTTCCCCGGTGGCTTCAACCCCGACAACCGGTATAAAGTTAACTGTCTTGGTAGTAATTTGACCCAGTGTTGCAACTAATCCAAAACCCGTAACCGGTACAAATGCACCGCCTTCTGCTTCATCTTGCCCCAATACTCCGGTAGCAGAAACCCCTACTAAACGGACATCAACCGTTGTAACTACCGTTTCTGTACCAACCTCTCCGGTGGCTTCAACTCCTATAATTGAGGAATTAGCATCGCCAGTTACAATTTCCTGACCAAGTTCTACTTCAGCCTGAACCCCTGCTGGCTCAACTTCACCCCCTGCGGCAACACCTACTGGGTCTAAGAAAACAGTACGAACTACACCAACAGGGTATACATTTGCCCTACGGCTCTCATCAACCTGCCCAACTTGTCCTTCACCTTCAACACCTACTGCATATATGTTCGCATCGTATTGAGCAAAAACCGAACCGACCTGACCGACAGCAACAACTGGATCTACGTTTGTCCCACGTAAATCTTCGCCCCAACCAGCACGACCCCACGGGCCTGAACCCCAACCAATATAGTTAATATCGGTGCTAGTCTTTATAACTCCTACACTTCCAGAACCCTGAACCCCAGTAACGTAATAGGAAAATTTTTCTTCTTCCTCACCTACTGCACCGTTACCTTGCACTCCGGTTGGGTATGCATTTACATCAGAAGCAAAAGCAACAACTCCGGTCTCTCCAGCGCCTTCTACACCACTGAGTTGTACATTTGCCTCACGACTTTCATCGACCTGACCAACTTCACCTGTTGCTTCAACACCAAACACAGGTGCATTAGCGGCGGCAGAAACTAATTCTTGCCCAAGTTCTACTTCGGCTTGGAATCCAGCAGGTTCTACCTCACCCCCAGCAGCCACTCCTACCGGATCGAGTAATGCAGAAGCATCTACTCCAGTAACATTTGCAACAATATTGGCATTACCTATACCCCAAGCGCCCTCACCCCAAGGGCCAATACCCCACCCAAGAAGTCTTGGAAGCGTACCTAATTCTCCAGTTGCTTGAACTCCAGTTATTTCAATATCAACGGATCGACGTATAAAAGAAGTGCCAAGTTGCCCTTCACCTTCAACCCCAGTAACAGGCGCATTAGCAGCAGCAGTTACAAGATCTTGTCCAAGTTCTACTTCAGCCTGAAGCCCAGCAGGTTCTACCTCGCCCCCGGCGGCAACACCAACAGGATCTAATAACGCAGAAGCATCTACTCCAGTAAGGTAGACATTGGCCCTACGACTTTCATCAACTTGTCCAACTTCCCCGTTACCTTCGACCCCTACTGGGTACACGTTTGCAAAAGTAAGGGTTGAGATAGACCCAATTTGCCCAGTAGCAGTTACAGAATCTATATTTGTCCCACGGAAATCTTCGCCCCAACCAGCGCGGCTCCACGGCCCAGACCCCCAACCGATGTAATTTATATCTGCACTTATTTTTAAAGAACTAACAACACCAGAACCTTGGACTCCGGTAACGTAATAGGCAAACTTTTCCTCTTCCTCACCTATCTCGCCATCACCCTGTACTCCTACTGCATAAACATTTGCTGCTAGAACAAGATCACCTACCCCGGTTTCCCCAACTCCTTCAACACCAGCGGGTCGTACATTTGCTGCAATAATTAAACCAGCCTGTGCAACTTCTCCCGTTGCTTCAACACCAAATACAGACACATTAGCAGCGGCTGTTACAAGATCTTGCCCAAGTTCTACCTCAGCCTGAACCCCTGCTGGCTCTACTTCACCTCCAGCCGCTACCCCTACTGGATCTAATAACGCAGAAGCATCTACTCCAGTAACATTTACTATGATATTTGGGTTGCCTACACTCCAAGCGCCTTCACCCCAAAAACCAATACCCCAACCAGCAAGGGGAGGAAGGGCGTTTAAAACGCCTTCTGCCTGAACCCCAGTTACATCTACTTCTATCCCTATACTAGGAGTCTCATTCCCGAGTTCGCCAGTGCCTTCTACTCCAGTAGGCTGTACATTAGCAACTTGGGTAAATGTAACTACATCAACTTCACCTACACCTTCAACACCTGCCGGAAACGCATTAGCACCGGCAGTTACAAGGTCTTGCCCAAGTTCTACTTCAGCCTGCACACCAGCAGGTTCAACTTCTCCACCTGCGGCAACACCTACTGGATCTAATAACGCAGAAGCATCTACTCCAGTAACATTTACTAAAGCGTTTGGATTACCTACACCAAAGTCACCCTCCCCATAAGGCCCTATGCTCCAACCCGGCATGATTTGTCCTTTAGGGGAGGTTGATTACTTAAGCAATCCTAATAATTGCGTTTGATGAGTCATTGGTCGGGAAAATAATGGTGAAGTCACCGTCCGAAGCGGTTTTGTCAGCACCAAAGTCCAACACACAAACTGATGCATTGGTTAGCGTGGTATTAGCATTGCTGTTTGCCGAAGGAGTAGTGTTGTAAATCAAAGCGCCACGAGCAGTAAAGTTAGCATTTACAAAAGTCTCGTCGGAGAAGTCAGTAAAGCCTGTACCGGTGTTAGCGTTGATGTTGGTTGCCGTTACACCTGTGTTGGTCAAGGCCTGACCACCAGCCGTGTAGTTAGTACCAACAGTACCAACTTCGTTAGAAGCAGTGTACGCCGTTGTGTTGGCATCCAATGAGGCTGAGGATGTATACAAAGCGATATTAAAAGTATCCGCTCCAGTTTGACCTGTTGGACGGAAATCATGAACTCCCAAAAGCAGTTGTGCTTTAAAAGAGGTGGTCATTGCTTGCGTAATAGCCATGTTAGGCTCCTTTATTCATCTAAAAGTTTAACAAACTCAGGATGTCCTGCTTTCCTGAACTTAATAGCCAATGTCGTATGATGCGACTTAATGGCTTCCTTCATATAAAACACCAAAACCTGACGGATTTGATCTTTAAACACCTCTGCCTGATCTCGAATGGCAGGATGTGTTTGCGAGCCTACAGAAATAATTTTATCTAAGGCCCGTTCTGCAACTTCCTCTGGCGTAAAACCACGACCAGAAGTTGTTAATACTTTGACATTTGCGCCCCCTAAAAGGAAGGCTACTTCGCTCATTGTGCTCATCGAACTTGAACCCTTGCTTGAGTTGTACGGTATGTATCTTGACGGTCTTTGCCTTCGCCAAGTTGTTTCAACATGGCAAGTGCTTCATTATACCGGGCTACGTAGTTGTCGTTAACATCTTTCTCACCCTTCATAAACGCATAGGCTTCTAGCAATGACCCATAGAGAAGAGCAGAGTCAAAGTTAGTACCAAGCCAAGTTGTATTAGCCGTAACAATAGACGTTGGATAGGCGTAATAAAGCAACTCCATAGTGTAGTCTGCGTCTGGAGTCGGCCCTAAAATGAACGTATTCTCATCAAAAATAGCGTAATGAGTGGGAGCACCTGTAGTAGCAGGGATGGGAAAAGACTCCCGAATAAACTCAACGTCTTTGTTTAGCAAGTAATCGTAACTTCCATCAGCATTAATTCGGGCCAATGAGAACGTGGAAAGCCAGTCTATAGGCGTACTTAAAAACCTATTACCGCTTGTGCAATTACCTGTTACGTTCTCCCGCATTACCGGGAGGTTGACGCTGTTATATATCCTCTGCTCGGCCTGACGAATAAACGTGTCCACCTGATCTTTTGTAAGAAAAGATGTCGTCGTAGCAGTGGTAGTAGAGACCACCGTATCTGGGAAATTATTCTCAGCATACGCTTGAATGGTCTGAAACAACGTCGAGTAGTTCACAACTTACCCCAATTTTTTACTAGAGTTAGTGCCTTTTGTAGCCGCCCCAGTACCACGGGTTTTAACCGTCTGTGTATTAGGTACGTTATTAGGGTACCCCCCAGTATTGGGAACCGGCACAGGTTTAGGTTGATTAAGCATTATCGACCCCTTCCTGCGTTTTTATATGTAAAAGATGATGACTTTTGATTGGCAACTTTTGCCAGCCCACGGCCTAATTGTTTCATCTGAAGATTGGTCTTGCCGCCCTTGGCTAGTTTCTTCACATTGGCGTCCGGGTGAGCCTTGGCGCCCTTCTTTTTCATGTGTGCCTTCAATGCTGCTTTCATATCCATGTTTTGCTCCTAAGTAATTGTTACCGTTACTGCGCCTGTCTGCCCCGCCCCAATTAAATTATTTGGGATAGGTAAATCTAAAGAATTTCCAAAACCAACGGGGTTAAACCCCCATTGAATCTGTCTACTACCGCCAGAGGGCGTCCCAAAAGCATCTACATCCTCATTCGGCAAGTTTAACGGGTTAGTCTGAATACCTGTAAGACCGGCCTGTATGTAACTAGTATCGTTTCTTGGGTTCTGTAAAGCCTGTGGGTCATAAACCGGGTACATCCCTAACTGCAACTGTGGCTGATCCGGCTCCCAACAAGTCGGGCAAACCAGCAAATTGATGTTTTTGGTTTTGATCACCAATTTCTTCAATTGCTTCAACTGATACCGAAATCCGCATCTATCGCACTCCGCTATTGCTTTTTTGCCAGAAGCAAACTTTGGGCCGGACATGTCTTACCTTAATAGAAATACTGCCGTGGGGCTAGGCGTAACGACGCCTTCTCACGGTCTTCGCTAGAACCTAATGCCCACTGCTCTTCGTAGGACGCTTTCAGCATCTCAATCCTATTCATGGCATCGGGTATCTTCAAAGACAGATAATAAGCCAATCCAGCCGCCATACAAGGGATCATACGGAAAGGGATGTCCTCGGTATTAAGACCGTTGCCAGCGTCTTGGATACGACGCAAACGCCAGTAAACAAAGGAATAAAAGTTAGACTGATCTGGCGAAGGCCAAACACAGATGTTGGGCAGGTTTCGTACCGTCACAATAGCCCCAGCAGTATGCCCAGTAGCCGTGCTGTTATCTACGCCACGAACACAGTTTTGTAGGGTATTCCCTGATATTTCGTTATAACCAATGGTTTCGTTGCCCAGTTTGATGAACCCAACGTAATTCAGCCCATCCACAGAACTTAAGGTGATGGTGTTGGAAGTCGCGGTAATCGTGGTGGCTAGGGTCTTGGTTGTGACGTTCTCATACCCACTCTGGCGGTCAATCCACACCTGAATCGGGCGTCCTTGGGCGTTCTTATTAGGGATCGTAGAGTAGGTGCTGCTAGAAATCCGGTTGATATTGATGTCTGACTGGTTAATACCGGTCTGGGTACGGATTACCATATCCATCAAGTCAATCGTGTCGTTTGGCAAGGCATAACAAATCTGCCCCTGATTTATGGGGATGGAACCCTGCTCGATAGTCCACAGGTTAATACCCCGGTTAGCCCACTCAATAGTCAAGAGGTTCAGGGAACGACGGGCTGTACGCATATCGTAGCCCGAGCGTAACTCGGCGCCACAACGCTCAAAAGCCTCTTCTACGAGGTTATTGAGGTCTAGGTTAAAGGTGGTCGTCCCGGTTGTGCTCATTTCATCTTCTTAAGTGTTTGTGCCAAACGGGCACGTTGACCTAGTTTACCCGGGGCTTTAGCCGCTTTGGCAAGTTTTTTGGCTGGGATCTTCTCACCAGCCTTGACCCCCAAAGACTTTCTTAATGCACCGGGCTTTTTGATGGCTGACTTAATCCAGTTCTTCATCCTATTTTCCTATGTGGAGCAACTTTTTTAGCCACCCCTTTAGGCTGGGCGACGAACTGCTTTCCGGCTGCTTTTCCGGCTCGCTTGGCTTTGGTGGTCGCGGCGTACTCTTGCGGGGAGAGCGCTTTGATGGCGCTGCTTGGGAGGTATCTTTCCCCTGTAGCCTTCGGTCCTTGCGTAGAAGGTTTGCCACTTTTAGTTCTCCATTTCTGATCGGTCCACGCTTTTAGGGATTGTTGAGACTTAGCCAATCCACCGCCAGCCATTTTCTTTTTTCTTCCTGCGCAATGAGCCTTCTCCGAAAACCCTTTTGGGCTATCGCAGTTAATTGACCTTTTGCGCTTGTCTGACCACTTCACTTGTAGCCACCGCCAGCCTTCTTATACTGCATAGCCAACATCTGAGCCTTACGAGCGCTCCACTGACCCGGAGCACCGCCCTTGCCGCCAGCCTTAATACGCTCAAACAGGCCCTTACGCATGCCGGGTTTGGTGTAATTACCAGCCTCGTTCACACGAGACTCGCCACCCTCTTTGTAAGATGCGGTCTTCGCAGCCTGAGCAAAGTCACTCTTTTTAGGAGCACCTTTAGCACCCACACTGCGCATCTTTTCGCCTGACCCCGCCGCAATACGTTTTTTCTTCGCAGCGATATTGGCATA